TCCTTTAGCAGACAAAGAAGATGTTGCTGAATATTGGAACTCTTTAAGCGATAAAGAATTAGAACAACTACAGCTTAGTAGAACAGATCTTTTTGTAGATGGTGAACTTACTAAATTTGGAGAAGATGCAGGAAGAGGTAAATTGTTTGTTGAACAAATGAGTGAACGAGGTTTTGGAACAATTGAAGAAATTGAAAAAGGATATAATTTTTCTTCTGACGCATTTCCAACTTTAGAAAATAGAATAAGAATGGAAGACTATGCAGCTTTTTCAGAAAATAATTTAAACAATCTTCCGTCTAGTTACAAATATAGTTTTGAACAAAAAACAGATTCAATGGGTAGAAAAGGAGAATGGGAATGGATTAAAAACCCTGTTATGACTCCTGAAGGTCCAACAGGTGTTAAGGTTGAAGATTTTAAACCTGTTGCAGAAGTAATTGACACTTCTACAGTATCTGATAAATCACCTTTAAATAAAGCAACAAGAGAAATTATTGATGGAACTTCTACAGCTACTCCTAGTCTTGGAGATAAAGTTAAAAAATCTGTTATTGACACAGGAGTTCAAACAGTAGAAAATTTAATTACTGGTAGAGATTATAAAGATTATCAAGATTATTTAAGAAGAGGAACTATTGGGCAAACTCCAGAAATGGTAGCTGCATCTGCTAACTATGTTCAAGATCTTAGACCTCAGTTTCAACAAGCAGGTTTCCAAGCAGTAAATTCAAATGATTTTATAAATCAATTTATTAATGGAGCAAGTTTTGGTCCAGAAACATATAACAGTATTATGGCGCAACAACCTATCGGTACAAATGTTTACGCATAATAATTTATTGGAGAATTAAATGGCAATACCCACAGACGGATTAGAGTTGTTTACTGCAGAAAATGCAAAAGGAAGACCAGTTGCAGGACAATCTTTAACAAACTCACCAGAGCAACCTTATAAATGGGAGCAACCTCCTGAGTTTACAACTGTAAACGAAGCAAACTTATTTATATTACAATCTTTAATAGAAGAAAAAACTTATACAAATTTAGTATTGTCTGTTGCAGACGGAGTTCCTGTAGCTGATGTTGCTTCTGTAGTACTTTATCATGGCTTTACACAAGGTAAGTGGAATCCAGATTTAATGTTGTTATTAATGGAATCAGTTATGTACATGATAATAGGGTTAGTTGAAAAAGCAGGTCTTTTTAATTATAGACTTTATTCAGGCGAAGCAGAAGATAATAAAAATGATGTTGATCCTGATACGCAAATAAAAACTTTACAACGTGCTGTCGGTGCTTTTAACAGAGAGCAAGTTGCACAAACAATAGATCCAAGAATTGAAGAACTTTTAGAAACAGTAGAACCTCCTCCAAGTTTACTTGAAGCTAGACCTGAAGAAGCTGGAGAAGAAGCTGTTGAACCTACTAGCTTATTAGGAAGACAGGAGATGAGAGCATGAGTATTTTAGATGATTTTATAAATAGAAAAAAAGGAAAATCTCCTAGAGCATCGGTATGGGGAAAAAGTTTATTAGGTCAAAAACAAAAAAGCGGTAAAAAAGCAAATCTTTTAACTGCTGTTGGATTAGGTTTAAAACTTAAAAATCACTTACATGCACAAGGTATTATTAATGATATAGAAGAGTTTCAACTTTCACAAGCTCCGAAAAGAGCAGGATTAGTAGCTGAATGGACTAATCAAGCAAATATACATGCTTTAGATGAAAGATTAAAAAATGAACATGGAGATAATTTAAATTTTTATTTTAATAAAAAAGCTAGAGAAAACTGGACAAGCTTAACAGGTTTTAACGCTCCTGATATAAGCAGCGATCAATTTTCTGATTATCAAGATTGGGTGGCTAAAGAATCAAAAAGACTTACAGATAGTCACGAAGCAAAACTTAAAGGTGCGCCTTTAGGAAAATTAACTGAAGAAGAAGTAACTGCAGAATTTGACCGTATTGTAAGAGCTACAACAAGAAAAAGTCTTGCGCCTAGTAATATTAATTGGTTTAGAGGAATTATAGATAACGCTTTAGGAAAAGACAACGATGCTAAACCTAATTTAGATGCTATATCTACTCATTTAGATAGTTTAAAAAAGAAACCAAGTAGTTTAAATACACCTGTTACTAGCGGAGATATGCAAGTAAACACAAGAGACAATAGAGACTTTGCTGAAAGCTATGTTCCTGATATAGCTGATATAGATATGGCAACACTTGCAAATAATTTTCAAACAGTTTATGGAAATATAGATATTACATATTCAGAAATACTTGAAGAAATTTCAAATATTCAAAAAAGGAAACCTAGAGCAACCGCTGCGCAAATACAAAATATATTAATGTCTGAGTCTTATGCAACAGAAATACAAAAAAATGCAGACGACTTAGAAAATGCAGAAAGCATTATTTCAACGTATTTACAAGGAGATAGAAGTTTATCAGATGTTACAGGAAAACCTAATAGACAAGTAAAATTAAACAAAATTCAAAACGCTTTTAATTTCTTGTTAAATCGAGACGATACTGACGCAAGCATTAAAACAGCAGCAGATCTTTTTTCTCAACAACATGGAGCAGAATTACTTAATCTTCCTGAAAGCAGCGAGGCTTCAAGAGAAGAAAAAGTAGATATTGCTGAAAGAATTACTATGTTGATAGATCGAGGGCAAATGACTACTGGCGTTCAAGCAAGGTATGAAGAACGATTAACCTTAGATAGTGAAAATCAAACTACTTTAGCAGCAGGAGTACAAAATACTATAGCAAACCAAATAAATCAATTTGCTTTTGATTATCCTTCTATAAATGCAAAAAATAATACAATTAAAAATCGTTTAATAAAGATAGGACTTTTAAAATATTTAGGTAATGAAGAACACCAAAAGGCATTATCGGGAGAACGTATTACTTTAGATAATTATTATTCAATGCTACTTTCAGACGGAGAAATAACAGAAAAAGAATATATGAGGGATTATTTTCCTTTAATAATAAACACAGCTTCAAATTATGAAGAGAAAGTAGATGCTCAAACAACAGCTTATGACATAGTTAGCGATACTGACAGTAATTTTAATACTGCTCAAAAAGAAGAGCATATAGACGCAATACTTAGAGCTAATGATCAAGATAAAATTACAGAAGAATTTTTACAAAATAGAATGAAAAACAGAAATGTCACGGTAGTACGAGATATTAGCGAAGAGTTTAGTGATGATGGAATTACTTATCAAGATATTTTAGAAATGCCTGCCATAGGAACTGTTGCTGATTTTGCTTTTGGTGAAGAGTTTGGAGATAGTGCTTTAGATTATGCTATGTTTGTTCCTGTAGGTTATGGAGCAAGTACTGCTTTTAAACTTACAGCAGGTGCTGGAAAATGGGCTTTTAAAAAAGCTTTGCCTTATATGGGTCCAGCATTAGTTAAAAGATTAATGGCAAATCCTTATTACTCTAAGCTTATTCAAAGGATGAAACTTAAAAATGATCAGTTTACTACACCTCTTCGTAAACCTTTAAAGAAAGATTTTAAAAATGATCCAAGACCTAAACTTAATCAATTTAAAAACGATCCTAAACCTAGAAGACAAGACTTTGATACTGCTGGAAGATACGAAAGAGCTTTAAAGAAATGGGATACTAACCCTATGAAAACTAGTCGTCAAAAATATGATCATGCAATAAAAATGCACAAAGAACAAGGTAGTGCTGCTTCTAAATATAAAAAAGCAATGGATAACTATAATAAAAATGTTAAAGGAGCTGCAGAAAAACAAACAGCTAATCTTAAAAAATACAGAGATAGTTTAAGTGATTATGAAAAAGCTATATTTGATTCTATGAATATGAAAACAGGAGAAATAAACGGAACTAGATTAATTACAAACTTTATGAAAACTAAAGGAACTCAAATTGCAACTACTGTGAGAAGACCTTTTATTGATAAAAAAACAGGTAACTTATCTAAAAAAAGAATACTTTTATATGGAGTCGGTGCTGGTGCAGCAGGTTATAGAGGCTTGGAAATGTTTAATGAAGCTAATGATAATACACCGACTACAGATAATTGGCAGCAATTTATTGAAATAAAATAAATAAAAATAAAAAGGAATATTTTTAATGGCTACTTTAAAAAAGTTACTAAAAAATGACAGGTCTTCTTCTTTTCTAGGTCTAAGAACTGAAACTTTAGATGATTTAGAACAAGATAGATTGTTTCAAGATAGAGCAGAAAGATTTCTTACTTCGGTAGGAGAAAAATCTGATGATATTTTTGAGTACTTGAGAGACTCTGATTATAATTTATATAGTGGTTTTAAAAGAGCATCTGAAAGTAAACTTTTTACTCCTCAACAAAAAGCTGACTATAAGTATCTAAGACAAAGATTTGATAGAGCAGACACAGGAAGTTTAAAACAATATTTAGGAGCTGCAAAAGATATAGGTATAGACGTTATTACTGATCCTACAGTGCTTGCTGCTATATACACTACTCCTATAACTGGAGGAGCAACTTTACTAACAAGGGCATCGTTAGCAAAAGGAGCTTCTAAAGGATTAAAACAACTTGCCAAAACTCAAACTAAAAAAGCTGTTGGAGTAACTGCTGCAGAAGTAGGAACTTGGACAGGACTTGATAATTATTTTAGACAAAATACAGAGATTAATACAGACATTAGAAAACTATTTTCTACTCCTGAATTAGTAGGAAGTACTGCTTTAGGAACTCTTATGGGAGGATTAATAGGTGCAGGTACACAGAAACTAGCGGTTGCTCACTCTAACAAAGTTGATTTATTTACTGATGATGAATACTTAGAACAAGTCGGAAGCATGGCTGCTTATAGGTTAGGAAATAGAAAAGATAAATTTATTGCAAGAACAATAGGTAAACCTACAGCTATACTTAATACAATGGCAGAAATTTCTCCTATTGCTGACAAACTTCGCAAACTTATTAGGTATGATGCAGGTAAAGGATTTTTTAATCGTACTTATAAACCTCTTGAATTTAGTTTTGGTGAAAATATAAATTGGAGAACTGGTAATTACAAGTTAATGTATGAACAAGCTATTTCTCCTTTATACACCAAACAAAACGGAATAATGACTGATGCACAGCAGAAAGCTGTAATTAGAGTTTTACGCGGTGGAAAAAGCGATGATGCTTCTATTAATAAAGTTGCTGATAATCTTAAAAAGTTTTATGATACTATATTCAACCATGCTGTTAAAAATAAACTTATATCTCCAAAAAGAAGAGTTGAAAATTATTTTCCTATAAGTTGGAACAGAAAAATAATAAGAGAAAATCCTGAAAAGTTTAGAGAATTATTATTAAAAGAAGAAGCTGTTTCTCCTGATAATGTTGATAAAACTATAGCAGGTATGTTAGACGAAAAAAATGCTGCTTATGGAGAAACTGCTAACATACTGACAGGTATGCGAGGTTTAAATATTAAAGATGAAAATGTTTTTGAAGAGTTTTTAATTAATGATTTACATGCTGTATCACATAAATATTTTGCTAAAGCTGCTAGAAATATTGAAACAAAAAAAGCATTTGGTTTAGATAAACTTACAGGAAATAGAAGCGCACTTGGAGAATTTGAAAAAAGATGGATTGATCCCTTACATGAAGAACTGATAGCAAAAGGTGTTAAAGGAGGATTAACAAATACAGAAAGAAATAATATTGTAAATCTTTTTAAAACTTTAACAGGAGATTTAAATTCTTATCAATCTGATATGGGTCAAGGTATTTATGATGCTCTTAAACTTTCTCAACAAATGGCTCATCTTCCGTTAGCTACTCTTTCAAGTTTGTCAGAAGCTTTTATTCCGTTAACAAAAGGAAAACCTGATAAATATACTCAAGAATTTATAAAATCTATAGGAGAAGCAGGAGAATTATTTACTAAAAAAATACCTAGAATTTTAAAAGATAAACACAACCTAGATCAGCCTGAAGTATTTAATGAAATGAATAAAGTTTTTTTAGCTTTTGAACAAGCTTTAGCTGATCGTATTGAAAATCTTGCAGGAGAGGGAATACAAACTCAATGGGTAAAGAAAACAGCAAGAGGATTTTTTAAAGCTAACTTACTAACTCAATGGACACAAATGGTTCAGTTAGCAAGTTTTAATATTGGAAAAGATTTAATACGTTCTAATTTAAAAGCACTTCATAAAGCTTCTAAAGCAGGTACAGATATATATAAAGCAACAGGGAAACTTAGAAGATATAAAGAAGAACTTTTTGATTTAGGTATAGATATTGAACAAGGAATTAAATGGGTTGATGATGGAGCAAAACAAGCTGATGCTCTTAAAGATTATTCAGAATTAACAGATAGTGAAAAGTTTTATCAAGTTAATTTAATAAGAGGAGCAGGAAGATTTGTTAACGAAGTCATACTTAACCCTTCTAGAGAACAAGCTATTAAACCTATTATTCAATCTAATCCTAGAGTAGACATATTGTTTCAGTTTTTAGGTTATCCTACTGCTTTTTCTAATACAGTTTTAAAAAATTATGCAAGACAAGTTATTCTTAATCCTGCAGCTAATGCTCCTAAAATTTTAACTGCTACAGTTTTAATGACAGGAACTGCTTTAGGATTAAACTATGTTAGAGGATCAGAAGAAACTAGAAAAAATTATTTTAAAGATCCACAAGAAACTATATTAAAAGCAGCACAACGAGTAGGTTTTTTAGGTCCTTTAGAACACGGTGTTAGGTTTAGTAATTCTTTAGAATATACTAAAAGTCCTTTATATTCTTTAGCAACTACTGCAACAGGTCCTATTACAGACGATTTTTTAGGATCAATATTATATCGTAGAGGAATAGCTGAAAATATTTCTAGAAATCTTCCCGGACATGCTTCTAAAAACTTATTAGAAAACTTAACAGGTTTGACTCCTTACGATAGTATAACAGAAGGAGCAAAAAAACTTGACAAGTCTTTAAGAGAATCTATGTTTGGAAAACCTTCTGCTGGAAGATCTGGGTATGAGGGTGATTATCAAAGATCGTACAGGAGAAACTATCAAGAAGGTGGGTTAGTTTCTGACATGTTGTTTGAAGATGATATGATAGATCCTTACACTACACAAATTGATAAAGATAATCCTGTTTTAAATGTAGCAGATGATCCTACAAAAAGAACTAATCCTTATACTGGAACATCTTATAGTGAAGGAACAAGACCAAGTGTTGTTGCTGCTTTGCAAAGGAGGAGAAGATTTGCAGTAGGTAGTTTAGTAGCTAAAGGAGCTGCAAAACTTTTTTCTCCTACACTAAAAGGATTACTTGAAAAAGCTCCTATTAACTTAAAAGGTAAGGGTGCTATAGAGTGGGTAAAGAGTTCAAAGGCAGGACAAAAAGGAATTAAACCTAGAGAAATTGAAAGGCTAGAACTTATAAATTTTTTAGAAAAAAACCCAGCTATTTCTTTACAAGAAGCTGCTTCTTCAGTTGCTGAAAAAGAAGTTAAAGTTAGTGGACAACCTCAATTTGAACAAACAGGAAAGGTGAGACATGTAGCTTTTGATGATCCTAAAGATGCTCCTCTTTCATCACTAGGTTTAAGTAAAGTTCTTCGATCTGAAAAGATGAAAAATGATAAAAACATCATTCCACTTGAAGAATCCATAGCTATGATGCGAGAAACAGGACATAGTCAAGATCCTATAAAAGAGATAACTCAAGAAGAAGCTTCTAAACTTTTTCCCAGTGGAAATAATAAAAAATTTGAATTTCGGAGAAGGACTATAGCAGAAGATACTCTTTTTAATGACTCATTTATATATGGTAACAAAGAAGACGGATATTCTGCTTTTCATAAAGGATACTTCTACACTTTGGATTTTCCTAAAGATTTAAACGAAGCAACAGTACGCTTTCAGGAAATAGTAAATCGTGAGACTGCTAGAAGTTCTGCGTATGTGTCTCCAGACACTTATCCAATTAGGATTGTTTCTAACGAAGAATATGAACGAGTAGGAAGCGAACCAATAGAAACCTATGGTAAAACTAAAGAATTTAAAACGTTTATTGATAGCCAACTTCCCGGTGGGGAAAACTATGAAGAGTTTTCAATAAATTGGGAAGGAGCAGGTCCAAATGAAAAATGGTCTAAAAGTATAGCACGATCAAAAGGTATTCCTTCTTTTGATCACCCACATATAGTTTCAGATAATGAAAATTCACTTATGCACATTCTTGGAAGAGATAGAAAACTAGCAGGTAGAACTGGAAAAAATTCACATATAGATGAAATGCAATCTGATCTGATAAAAGCAGGACTAAAGTATGGTTGGATGAAACCACAAAAAGAAATACTAAAAATAGAAAAAGAAGTAGAAGAAATATTAAATAAAGCTAAATCAAAAGGCAATTTTGAAGAATTAGATTTAGTTTCACCTTCTAAACATTCAGATAGCCGTGAACTTGGTTATGGAACATACAGTATTAACATGATGAATAAAAAACTAAACACTGAGGGTTTTTTTAATCTAAAAGAAATTGTAAATATTGATGAATATACCAACCAGCCCTCTATTAGAAACAGATCGTTGTCTAACTTCACCATTCGTGAGCTGGATCCTGAACAAGCAGCTTTTGTTAAAGCACTAGGTAAAAAGAATCTATCTAAAATAAGAAAGTTATTAGAAGAAGCATACGAAGGTGTGCCTAATTATCCATTTAAAAAAGATTGGGAACTTTTAGGAGTTAAACAATGGTTGCTCAAAGCTGTTAACGAAGGTAAAGATTCTATTTCTGCATC